GTCTGCGATGATGTTGTACCTGCCTTGCATTTCCCCACTTGAGAGTGTTGGACTGATAACCTGATTGTCTGTAGACTCGTGCTGGTTGTTTGTGTGCCCTTGAGAGGTGCATTTGTTTAGGGAGTCTCGGAGTTCCGATGCTTCCTGCATATTCTTGACCAATCGGATTGTTGCTTCCGCAGAGAGGAAATACTTCTGGTCGGGGTGTTCCTCTAAGATGTCCGACAATGAACACTCGCTCCCTGTTCTGGGGGACTCCGTGATTCTTGCTGTTAAGCACTTGCCATTGGAGGTCGTACCCCAGTTCATCAAGCGTGGAGATGATTGTTTTGAAAGTGAATCCGTTGTCGTGAGAAAGCAGTCCTTTAACGTTTTCCAGTAGGAGTCGGGTAGGTTGTTTATCGTGCAGTATTCGCGCAATTTCAAAGAAGAGCGTCCCGCGAGTGTCATCGAACCCTCCGCGCTTTCCAGCGATTGAAAAACTTTGGCAAGGGAATCCTCCAACGAGCAGGTCAAATTGGTCGATATTATCGGTACTGATTGCTTTAATGTCTCCGTAGTTTCGGTGGTCCGGGAAGTGTCGTTCATAGATTTTGATGGCATATTTATCAATTTCGGAGTAACCAATACAAGTCGCCTCTGATTTGTTAAGCTCATGCAAACTGATCCTTGAAGATGGATCACCCACTCCTGAACCGTACTCCTCTTCTTGTCCGCTCGATATGGAATCAGGCGATCTTCTCTTATCGACCATCCAGCTATTCTCATACGCTTGTTGTATTCCTAGTTCAAAACCTCCGATGCCACTGAATAATGATAAGTATTTCATGTGAGCGACTTCAATATCTCCTCCAAGCCCAAAGACTCTCCTGCGGTGTCGTGGTTTTCTATGGGCATATAAAATCAAATAAAAATTGAGATTGTTCTTTTGTGAATCCTGCCCGTTCTGCCGCGTAGATAAATTTCTCTTTTTTTGTTCCATTCTCAAATAACTCACGCACTTTTTCACTTTCCTTTTCCGCATCTACCATTCTATCGTATGCATCAATTTGTTCTTGAGTAAATAAGCTCATACCTTCCCCTCCCCAAGCGACTTAAGGAAACGCTCACTCAATGTGGTTATTTCTTCGATTGCTTTGTTATACTCTTCGTCTTTCAAAACCTTAATATGATTCTCTATTGTTGAAGCATCTGGCGAATACATACAATCTTTCTTCTCCACCCTCGTTGCTTCCTGGTGAGCGAGTGCGCCTGCGAGGTAGGCTTTGCGGATGAAGTCATACATGGCATCGGTGTCTCTTTTTGCTCTTAATTCTGTATAAAGTTGATCATTTTCTTCGTGGCACTCACCCCATCCACTGATATAGATTGAAAGTAATTTTTTAAACTCCTCTAAAATCTCCTCCATCCCAAAAGACTCTCCTGCGGTGTTGTTGGTTTCTATGGGCATATCGTTGATGATGATTGTACGCTTGGCGGACAGTCACAAGTAAGCTTTAGTATATGATTGATTCTTCGGCATCGAGGACATTCCCATTCAGACATTCCCGTTCCTTTTGGTTCTTGTAGATGTTCAAAGCCACTTTCTGGTTGTATATATTTATCAATTTTCAGCGTTCCAATCTCTTTTGTTCTTGAAAAGCCACACCTGCAATTAGTAGCATCAAAGCTAAACGCCGGACAATTAAAATCATGTGTTTCATTCATACATTCTCTTTTTTTATGGTTTGAAGTTTACTGTATTCTTTCTTACTCATCTTGCCGTATAAGCATTCAACACTCCACAGAGTCCATGTTTTTTCAGTTCCATTATCGCCAGCATGACTTATCGAAGTGTGCGTACTATAGCATTTACATTTTTTAGTTGAAGTGAAATTATTATTCATATTTTATTTGAAGTAAACAGTTTTATAGGAAAGCCCTTTTGGGTTATTACTAAATATATCTATTGTATTTTGTATTCGTTTGTTTGTTCTATCCTCAACTATATATTTCTTTCCATCAATTATTATTTCTGTACCAAATGGGATTGTTCTATCAGATGTGGCAACTGCTCCAATGTAAGGATATTTTCCGCTCGCTGTTTTGTTACCAGTCCAACCATATTCAGTTATTCTCATCCATCTCTTATTATCGCAAAAAACGTTTGAGAGATAGCAGGGGTCGGGCGGTTTTATTGCTGTTACTATTTCCACCGCGTCGCCGAAACCGGCACCTGAACTGTTTTGTCCATTTTCCGTACTGGTGAGATTTTCACCACTTAACGTGATAATGCCTGAATCGGCGATAGCGGCAGATAGAGCGAGTATAAAGGCAAGAAAGGTTGTGAAAAGAGCGGTGTGAAGGTGGAGCATAACTTATCTAAAAAGGTATTTCATCCGAATCGTTCACTACTACTACTCCTGTTTTCTGTTGTATCGGGGGTTGGCGCAGCCAGCATTTCTTGTCGCAGAAAACTTTGCCGGATTTAGGACTCGTTACATAAGTGCCATCCTCGCACTTGGAGCACTTATTACCTTCTTTTTTAGATTTCCCCTCAAAATAGATGCCAGCTCCGTGTATACGTTGCCCCTGTGATGGCACAGGATGAGATATGGGGGGTTTTTCGTCAAAAATAGAGGTAGTGTCTTTATTTGTACTCCAAACGTGTCCTGAAGCCAAATTACCGTCATCGTCTACCTCCGCTTCTAAGGCGAGGAGCGATTGGATAGAATAGCGACGGAGATAGGTTATGGCTGATCCGAGTTTTTGAGCGTCAGCCACTTCCGGTATGACAATGTTTGATTCTATGTAAGTAGGGTCATCTCCTTCTTTTGTTTCAGCATCTCTTATTATTGTCTTGATGATATTTCTTCCATCAAGGATAGAAATTGGTTGGGAGAGAATGAGGCCAAGTTCGGAGAGAAGTGGTTTTATTTCGGCCAGTAAGCCGTTTATATTGAAATAAGTGCTGTTAAAGTAAGGATTTTTCTCTTCTTTTTTTATTGGTTTTACGCGCTTTTGGAGTTCGAGGAGCTTTTCCTTGAATGACATATATTATTTTATTAAATGATTAAGCTGTGCTATGGCGAGGTCATTGTCCATATTGAGAAGAGAAAGCCCCGTCCATTCATCCAGATCGTTTTCAATATAGGACTTCATTGTATCGGTCAATTCATTTTTCAATTTCTCAAGGACAAATCCTGAAACCATAGCTGAAGCTTTGTTAAACTTCCATGCCTGCGCCTTCGCAACTTCTGTAATATCATGCTCTTTGTTTTTACGCTGACACTCAAGACAAATATGAGGACATTCCATAAAATTGTTTTATGTGTCGTGGGCTTTTGTGGCGCGCCGCGTGGCCATCGCATGCGCGTTGAGCGTTTTATTTAACTGCCTCGCCCGAATGTTCGGCAGACCCGCAGATTTCTTGGCAAAATGGGCAACCTTCTTCTTCGGCCCATCGTTGTGTGTCTTCAATCAAATGAGACTCGTGATCGCGATGCCATTCATCCATGTATGAAGGTTCACTCATAGATTATGTTATTTATTTTCTTATACATTTATATTACTATAACCCCATTACCTTGTCAAGTAGTGTGGTTATGGTAATATCATAAGGTATTTCAAACTTATTAACATGTTGTATACTTAAAATGTATGTTGGATATGGCACTGTGGATTATGACGCTAAGTATGACATTAAGTTTTTTCGCCATTGTATTACTTGCGTATTGGATATGGCGTTTATATGCGTTTATAAGCGATTGTATAGCGGATAAGGCAGGTGCCCTCAATTATGAAAAGAAAACGCCTAGGAACGCATTACATGGCTCACCACGCGAGGCTAGGATACAAGATAACGCGACATCGCACGATGAGATAAGAGTGTTTGAGAGAAAAAATTATAAAGAGTAATGTATGGGATTTGGATCAGAAATAAAATTGAGGAGGAAGGCGAAGATATTTGTAAATACGGTTGTTAAGGAAGGCGGTACGCTTACAGAAGCAGGGAGGAGAATATGGCCAAAGCAAAGACCTGAAATAGCTGTAGTGTCAATGAAACAAGACCTCCAAAAAACAAATGTGCAAATTGCGATAAGGGAACAATTAGAGAAAGTAGGGCTTACTGATGAGGTGTTAGACGTGGAATTGTGTAAGATTGTAAGACAGAATAAAGTGCTCCCAACTAAGCTCAATGCAATCGTAGAAGCTAACAAAATGAAGAACAGGTATCCTAAGGATACAAGTGTGCAGAATCTTCATCTCCATGGCATAAATGCTGATAATATCGATGAAAAGATAGAAGAGGTGTTGAATGAGATCAAGATGCTAGGTCAAAGTGATACCGTGGTAATAGAGGGGGTATCTCAATAATACGTATGGTTATAAGATAAATAGGGTATAGTTATAGAGTATAATTAAGATTATACGCAATTACATTTTAGAACAGACTACCCCACCCATGACCCCCAAGGGGGTATCAAAAAAATTCATCAAGTCCCCCCATATTTTTTCCACAGTTTTTCAAATGACCATCTAAAAGTTATCCACAGGTATCAACATGAGTGTTTAGATATAATGGTTTGTATTTTTTTTTAAAAAAAGATATGCTGAATGAAGTTCTACAAAAAATCATTGAAAACCAAGCTTTTGGGGTACGCTTGTAAAACCACTCCATGAAACGTAAAAGCATATCAGGTACACGTGCGAAAGCTGGAAAAAAGAGTTTTGCGAGACGCCCCTCTCCCAGCCATCTGACGTGTATCGGATATGCTATACTACTTGATAGTACATGAGGATGTTTAAACTGTCAAGTAAATCTCAATGATTCGAAGGGCCCAAAAAGAAAATCATCGCCCCGTAAGGGGTATCAGAGGTAAAGGGCGTCTCTATGCCTTATGGAGAATACAAAGGAGGAGCTTTACATAAAACTAAATAATCTTCTCTCGTTTAAGAGAAGGATTGAAGGAGAGAAATCAGTCTCTTCTTTTTTTTCTGCGTATCTCAAAACATTGCGTACCACAAAGACTCCGCCGTTTCATTATGAGATGATGAATCTTTTGTATGATGCAGTTCCGCTTAAAGATAAAACTCAAAACATTGAACGGCTTCTTTTTATCGCGCCGCGCGGTTTTGCTAAGTCTACGATATGTTCAATCGTTTATCCTCTCTATCTTGCGCTCTATGGCATTAAGAAAGATATTTTTCTTGTTTCCGCGACTATATCATTGGCAAAAGAACTTCTTCGTAAAGTGCGAAATGAACTTGAAAATAATACAACGATAGTGCAGGACTTCGGAGAAATGAAATCGGATAAATGGACGGAAGATATTCTTGCTTTGAAAAACGGATGTGTGATTCGCGCGAAGGGCAGAGGATTTCAGATTCGTGGTTTTCGTCCAGACATTATCATCTGTGACGACTTGGAAGATGAAGAAGTCATCTATAGCAAAGAACAAAGAGATAAATTGGAGCATTGGTTTTTCAGAACGCTACTCCCCGCTCTCAAACCTGGACAGAATGTCGTATATGTCGGCACAAAGCTCCATCAATTTTCTCTCATAGCAAAATTGCAAAACAAAGAAGAATTTATCGTTCGACAATACAAGGCGATCGTATCAATCGATAATGAAGAGAAAAGTATCTGGGAAGAATTGTGGAGTTTGGAACGCCTTACGAAATTACGGAGAGAACTTGGAGCGTATGCATTTGAGGCGGAATATCAAAATAATCCGATATCTCTTGAAGAGCAGCCGGTAAAGCCGGATATGCTGGACAATGTCATTGTGCGCGGAGAAAAAGTGTATTCGGCGCTTGCGATCGATCCGGCAATATCAGAGAAGGAATCTTCCGATTATCGCGGGTTCTCTCTCTTTGAAAGAACCGATGAAGGATTCAGAGAAGTTTATTCTGAAAAAGGAAGATGGGGGATTGATGAACAGATCGAGCGTGTCATCAATCTTTACGAGCATTACAGGCCGGATAGAATTATCATAGAAGAAGTCGCTTTTCAAAAAGTTTTCAAACACATACTTTTGGAAAAAAGCAGGAAGCGCAAACTTTTTCTTCCCGTCACAGCAGCTGAACTCGGCGTGGGGTACAACAAAAGGCCAAAGGATAAATATACGCGCCTCCTTTCCGTCATTCATCTTTTTGAACAGCGTCTCGTGCAGATAAAGAATCCCGATCTTCGAGAAGAACTTCTTACATTTCCCCATGGAGAACATGACGACCTTGTTGACGCGACTGTCTTCGCTCTCTATTGGCTCATGCAAAACAGGGATGGCAATGTCATGAAGAAACGACAAGACGAATCAGTCCCCCTTGAAGGAGTCAAGGATTCATTCTATGTTGAAGAGGTGAGGCCTGGCGTGTTTATGGCCAAAATCGGTGAACCGGCAAAAGCCCCCCTACTTTCAGAAACGCATATTTTCAATTATGATAAAGAATGAAGATAGAGAAATCGTGAGTTTTTGGTGTGATAAATGCCATGAGGATTTTGATACGCCATCGCGCGTGAAAAAGACCTATTACGAAGATGAGTATTTTATTTCGCATTGTCCAAAAAATCATGAAGTGGTACGCTATATTACAGGAAAAGAGGATGATCCGTATTTTTTCAAATCAGAAAAAATGAAACGCCAGCGGTATGAATTTCGTAAAGATATTATACAACCTGGACAAGACGGATTTGAGACATTATATAAAAAGGAGTATGATAAAATCGAGAAGGCAAGAGAAGCGTATGAGAAAAAGATGATGCAAAGAAAAAGAGAGGCGGAAGCATACTATAAAAAACTCAAAGAACAACAGGTTGATTCTAAAATCATAAATCGGGCAATGGAAGCAGAAAGAGGCCACTATGCCTGAAGTAGCTGCGGAAAATACGTCTGTAGAGGATACCGAAAAAAGTGAGCAAGAAGAGTTCAACGACACTCTTGACGATGCAACCATTCTTCACATTATCGAAGGATGGGAACAAGAATCGCAAGAATTTTACGGAAATCTTGAACGTATCTGGGAAGAAAATCTCCTTTACTACAAGGGTATTCAAACCGATGTCCAAAAGATACGGGGGAAGCATTCCAAGTCGGTCGAGAATCGAATTTTCATGGCCGTTGAAACAGAGATACCGCTTGTTACTGGCCGCCTTCCTGACGCTGTTGTAAAACCAGCGCAGGAAGACGAACAAAGCATCATAGACGCGCTTGACCTCGAAGACATTCTCGAATATCAATTTGAACGCGTTCATATTCAAGAACTTGCCGAACGATGGATACGTGACATGATTATTAAACGCTACAGCGTTTTTAAGGTTGTATGGGATGAAAAAATTGATGATGTAGGCGTTCAAGTTATCGATCCGCGCAGGATACGCATTCCGAAGTATGGGAAAACCGTTGATGAGCTTGCCTACGTCATCGAGGAACTTGAACTTTCTTACGGACAAATTGAAGATTTTTTTGGAAAAGAAAAAGCGGAGAAAATAAAATCTCAAAAAGTTGATTCAAACACAAAAGTAAGAAAAAAAACATATCTTGTGAAAGAAGTGTGGACGAATGATTTTGTTGTCTGGAAAGCTGGAAGTGAGATTTTGAAAAAGGAATCAAATCCCTATTTCAAAAAAAACGGTTTCTTTGATGCTCCGAAAAAGCCCTATGTCATAAAATCTCTTTTTGAAACGGAAGAATGCATTATCGGCGACACCGACTACATCCAGCAAGTAAAATCAATCCAGGATAATATCAATATACGGAAACGGCAAATAGAAGATATCGTCGGGAAAGTTTCAAATCCCTATCTCCTCATAGATTCCGATGTGATGAGTGAAGAAAAAGCAGCTAATATCACAAATGAACCTGGCGCTATTCTTTACGGAAGAGAAGCGGCGTCAGGGACAAAGATACGCTTTGAATCACCTGGACAAGTTTCAAACGCACTCTTTGAAGATTTACAACTTTCACGAAATGAGTTTGACAATATTTGGGGTATCCACAGTACAACACGAGGAGAAAGGCAGGGGAAGGAAACACTCGGAGGCCGCCAAATACTGCGAGAAGCGGATTTAGGCCGCGTTGATTTAGTCGGAAGAACACTTGAGCGCGCGCTTGACGAAATAGCGGAGTATTGGACACAACTCATTTCTCTTTTTTATACAGAAGAACGCTCATTCGCCATCCTTGGCGGGGATGGTGTGAGGTTTGTCCGTAATTTTACCGGTTCGCGTGTCGGAAAAATGATGAAACCAATGGTAAAGAGCGGTTCGACATTGAAAGAGGATGATTTCAGTATCAAGCAAACAGGGATTATGCTCTGGCAATCTGGAGCAATAGGCCTTAAAACATTGTATAAAATGTTAAAATTTTCCAATATGCAAGAAGCAATAGACGATTTTGTGCAAACAAAGAGTGGTGCTATACTCCAGGGAGGGCAACAACCGGCAGTCCCTTTTACTTCTGATTCTATCCCGCAGGAACAAGCGCAATCCGGCCCTCAAGAACCTCCTGGAACTATTTTATAAACGTATGCCGTCCCATTATCTTACACGTGAGAAGGCGAAAAAGATTTTACGCCACGGGGAAGTACGCGGTTCACATTCACTCACGGAAAAACAAAAAGGGTTTTTCGGTTTGATTGCATCGGGTAAGCGTCCCTCAATGAAAAAAATGGCATCCCTCTTGCGGAAAAAACAGTAAAATGACATACTCAACGTGAGGACAGAACCTCGTAAAAAAATGCATCACGGGCTTCACTCGCCCGCAACCTAATTTTTAGGAAAAGAGCGCAATATGGACGAAGAATTTAACAATGGCGATTCATCATCGTCAGAAATAGAAGATACTCAATCTGGAGAAAAAATGATTCCTGAATCGAGATTCAAGGAAGTGTACGGGCAAATGAAGAATCTTGAACGTGAAATAACCACGTTAAAAAGTAAGGAATCAGGGAGTGGCCTCACAGAGGAACAACAAAAGGAACTCCAGGCAAAAGAGTATCTCAAGAGTCTTCTCAAAGAGACGCTTTCAGAAGAGAAGAAAATTGAGGAGGATAAAAAGACGGAAGAACTTAAAAAATTCAATGATGAAGTCGAAAATATCCTCTCAATCCATACGGATGTGAAAAAAGACGATTTCCTTTCTTTTCTTGAAAAAGAAGGAGACGACTACTCATCCATACAGGCCGCTATGAAAGCGTATAAACGTCTTTCCAATGTCGAGAAGGAAGCTATCGGGAAAGCGAAGCAAGAACTTCAAAAAAAACCGAAACTTCCAGCCCATGAAGGCGGAGGAGGAAGGCAAGATTATTCCGAATCAGACAAAGGAAAAAGTTTATGGCAGATAGCCCAAGAAGCGGCAACGGAGCTATCTAAAAAATAACATACTATTATGCCAGCACTCGGAACGATCGTAACGAGTGTGACCCAGGATCGGTTTATTCCGGCTGCGATTGATAGCGTATTGAATGGCAATGTCCTTTCAATGCGCCTTTTACGCAATTCGCGCACATGGAATGGCGGCGTTTCTATCGAACAGCCCGTCCATTTGTCGGATATTACCGCAGTTGGGTCATACTCTGGATTCGATACACTTTCGACGACACAGGAGAATACGCGCCAGCGCGCATCTTTCACGCCGTCGCAGGTATATGTCGCAATCCCTATTTCGGGCATTCAGAAAGCAGTTAATCAGGGTGATGCCGCAGTTCTTAATCTTGTCGCAACAGAAATAGAATGGCGCACAAAACGCCTCAAGGATGAGATTGGTACACAGGTATACTCTGATGGTACAGGAAATAGTTCGAAGGACATTCTCGGTATTCATGCCGCCGTGGATAAAACATTGTCCACACTTGCTTATAGCTTGTAACCCTAGAAGTTCTTTGATATAATTAGTGCATGGATAAACACTATGCACTAAAACAGTCACCAGAATATAAACTATGGCGATCAACCATTTATCGAAGAGATAGATGGAAGTGTAAAGTATGTGGGAAGAATGGGAGAATAGAAGCGCACCATATATTCCCACTAAGAAGCCATTACGAAAAAAGAGTTGATGTGAATAATGGGATCACTCTTTGCTTCGGATGTCATAGGCTGATATTCGGAAAAGAACTTTTAGTAGCAAGATGGCTACTAGGCTTGATAAATATAAACGGCGTAAATTCGGTGGACATCCAAAAGGACAATACCGAGCCAAGCCGAGATGGAAACTTCTCGGAAGGTGTAACGACTAGGAGTCGAGGCTACCGTTTAGAGCAGTTCATTAACAAGGAAGTACAATGTTCAGAGTGTGATGCAAAATTGATTAGACATTATTATCGAATAAAAAGGTCTAAAAGATTTTGGTGTAGTAAGGCTTGTAATAGTTCGTGGGTTAAGAAAAACCAATCTGGTGAGAATAACCCAAACTATAAGAAGCCAAAAATCTATAAATGTTTATATTGTGGAAAGAAAACTCAAACTCCAACGTATAAACATAGAGAGAAAAAATACTGCACCAACACATGCCAGTTGAGATACGAGTATAAAAATGGATTAAAGAAAAAATTAAAACCATATCTCAATGGAAAATGGACAAAAAAATTCTTATCCTGTGTCATTTGTGGGGAAAAAGATAAACCACATTATGGCAGGGGTAGGTGTATGCCTTGTTATAATGAAGAATATAACTCTAAAAAACGCCAGTAATACTCCCACGAAAACGCTGCCCGAAAGGGATGATATAGTCTGACCTCTATGGAAACATAGAGAAGTAAAGGATAAAGAGCCTTTACGATAACACTTGGATTCAACTGATGTCACAACATACGGCGGACTATCCCGTGCGACCTATACGAATTGGCGCGGAACGCGAACGGCGCAGTCAGGTTCATTGTCATTAGCAAACCTTGCAGCGGATTTTGACGCGGCACAGCGTGGAGATGATGCTCCGACATTGAAGGTTTCAACGCCGGCGGTATTCACTATCTTTGAAGCACTTCTTACGCCAACCGTTTCTCACCAATTCAGTATGAATGATTTCCGCATGACGGAAACAGGCATGGTGCGCGTTGGCGGGACATTGGCTGCGAATCAGGGATTCCGCGCTCTTACATTCCGTGGCATCCCCTTTGTTGCTGATGAGAAATGTACCGCAGAAAATATCTTCACGCTCAATGAAAAACATTTGTTTTTCTATACGATCCCAAATCCGGAACGTGAAGTGAAGAATGGTTTTGCGTGGACTGGATGGAAAGAACCGGCTAATCAGGATGTCGTTGTGGGCCATCTTCTGTGGTACGGACAGCTTATCACTGACGCACCTCGCACTCATGCGCGAAGAACGGGTGTCACGAGTTGATATAATCCTTAACTGGAAAACTTATGCCATTCAAAAATCCGGCATTGTTCGATCAGGAATCTCCAGTGAAAGGATTTACAGTATCAGTTGTTTTGCCTGGAGCAACATCTGCAACAGCGGCAAACTTCGGAAGTTTTTGGATTGCGCCAGCGAAGTGTGTAGTTGATAGTATCACCTATTCATTTAGCGCGAATTCAACATCAGGTACTGTAGAAGTTGAAAAAGTTCCTTCAGGTACGGCACAGGGTTCTGGTACGAATCTTCAAACGGCAACAGTTGACTTATCAACTGGCGCGAACACCAATCAAGCAGCAACACTTTCCGCAACAGCAGCGACACTTGAGCTTGCATCTGGTGACCGTCTCGCTCTTGAAGACGGAGGAACACTTACTTCGCTTACTGATCTTGTTTGTACCGTTGGTCTTCACTGGATACCTTAATTAAGTATTAAGTTCGGCTCGTGTCTATGGGTGATACCCTTAAAGGCCTTGCTGAACAGGGAGAATTTATATGTCTTTATTCGGATTGCCCGTTATTTACGGGATTAAGCCCCACGAAACAGAAACAGTTCCGTCACATGAACTTGGTGCGCTAGGAATTGATGGAACTGGAAGAAAGTTTCGCTATGTTCGTGCCGGTGGCACAGCACTTGTTGTTGGTAACCTTTTGCAGTCAAAAGCAGAAAATACGTCAGATCAGGGACTTGCTTTTGCCGCCGCGGCAGTTGGAGCAACAAGCGTTACGACTACAACTACCGTTACGGTTGACGCCAATGAATATGCGAATGGGTACCTTGTTGTAACTGTCACACCTGATCTTGGGCGGACATATCGCATCAAGAGCCATCCGGCCGCTTCAGCGGCAACACTGGTTATCACACTCTACGACCCAATCGTAACAGCATGGACGACCGATACTCGTGCTGATTTAGTTGCGAATCCATATGTGGATGTTATTCAGCATCCAGCAACAGCGACTTCTTGTCCTATTGGTGTAGCTGTTTCAGCAATTCCAGATACAGATTACGGATGGATTGGAACGGGTGGTATTTTCGGCGTTTTATCAACTGGTGTAACTGCTGTTGGCCAGAGTGTCGTTGCGGATACTGCCGCAGGTGCGATTATTGACGAGGCAAGTACCACACGACCAGTTATTGGAATGGCGGCCACAGGAATCGCCACTGGCGAAAATGGCGCAATCTTCCTCACCATTGATTAGTTATTAACCATTAATCGGATAAGGGGGAACATTAGTTCGAGTCCAGCCGTGAAAGCGGGGTCTTTATGACGAAGGAAGCCCTTATCCAAAGATATGAAAGAACTTAATCCTGAAATCGACACGACAAAATTCGTCAATATTGACGATAAGAAGTTTGTTTTCCACATCAATAAACAACCGCGTGAGATTGAAGCGGGAGAAGAAAAGGTCATGCCTGTTTATGTTGCTCAAATAGGAGCGAAACATCTCGTTGATCGCATATTGCAAGAAAAGCACAATGTAAAAGATACATTGCGAGATAGTGATTTGAGAAAATCGCTCTTCGCGCAGATTCTTCCTGAAATGGCGGAGGACCGCGATATTAAACCGCTCTCTGAAAATGACTTTAACAGTAAAGTTGAGGAAGAATTAAAGAGGCAAAATGACCTTATTGGCGCCTTGGCCGGTAAAACAAAGGAAAAGGATGATAAAATTCTTAAACTTGAGACGAAAATAGAAGAATTGAATAGATTGATTGGCCAAGAAAAGAAACGTCTCGGCCGTCCGCCAAAAGTGGAAAAACAAGAAGGTGATGATGTCGAACAGGAACCCATTGATTCATAAATGGCCATTCTATGGCATACGCACAGCAAACTGCGCTGCGAACACAAGAGACGCTTATACGTCTCACGGATACATGGACTGCGCTTGAAGCGTCAAGTACATGGAGCGGAAACGGCGGAGAGACAAGCGCGCTACCGCGTCGCTTTGCGATAAAGGTGTTCAATGTCGGTACAGCCGGAGCAAGCCGCGTTGCGTTGTCGTATAGGAATGATATAGGGATAAAATCAGCATCCCATTATGTCGGTTCTGGACAATTTATTGTAGAACCTGCTTCAACGGGACTGACTTTGTATGGTCGAGCAAAGTTGGCGTCTGGAATAAATCATATTCGCGTCGTCGTGACTGAATACGGCCACTAAATACTATGGCTGAATTTGAATTTGGGACATCTGGTGTAAGCGGTTTCACATGGACAACAACCTCAACATCAACGTCCACATCCACAACTACAACTACATCGTCGACGTCGAGTTCAACTTCCACGTCGTCAACATCTACGAGTACGACATCCACGTCGACAAGTACATCCTCTACATCTACCTCTACATCTTCGACATCCACGTCGACAAGTACAACGACGTCAACGACGACTACCACGTCATCTACAACAACATCAAGTTCATCAACAACAACGTCGGCGTAGCGTAGTGAAAAATGAGAAAAAGGAATATGGTTAAAATACATATTCCTTTTTCTTTACCTATTTTATGGATTTTGTTATAGTAAAATAAAGACTTAAAAATAGAATATGAATAAAAATTGCATTGCGATTGTAGGCATGGGTTATGTCGGTAAAGGGATGTTAAAGATTTTTCCTGATGCCATTCAGTATGATGAACCGTTAAAAATTGGGACGCGAAATGATGTCAATCAATGCGAACTTTCAATACTATGTGTTCCAACTCCATCAGCCGATGATAAAAGTTGCGATACCTCAATCGTAGAAGATGTTGTTTCATGGATTGAAACGCCACTCATTTTGATAAAATCAGCCCTTGAACCAGGTACAGTTGACCTCCTCAAAGAGAAATACGATAAGAGGATTGTCGTTTCCCCAGAATATCTCGGCGAAGGGAAGTATTATACACCACCGAAATACCCAGACCCACAGAATCCACTATCACATGGATTTGTTATCCTTGGAGGAACTGATGAGGATTGCTCTGAAGTTGCCGATATACTTGTCCCTGTTCTCGGCCCGACAACACGGTTCCGTTTTGTGACACCACTGGAAGCCGAGGTTATCAAATATGCGGAAAATACATGGGGCGCAATGAAGGTGACGTTTGCGAACGAACTTAGGGAGATATGCGAAATACTGGGAGCAAATTGGCACAAGGTTCGTGAGGGGTGGATTGATGATCCTCGTGTTGAGCCAATGCATACCGCTGTTTTCAAAAATAAAAGAGGATATGGCGGTAAATGTTTTCCAAAAGATACATGGGCTTTTTTCAAAGTATGCCAAAAAAACGGTTTTGAACCAAAACTTATTAAGGCAATGTTAGATAAAAATTCGGGCTATGAAAGTTCTTATCACGGGAAATAGGGGGTTTATAGGTTCTCATCTTCAGAAGAAAATTGATGCCGATAGTGTCGGATATGATATTGTAGACGGGAAAGATATATTGGAAATGAAACCTAAAGACTTTGCGGGAATTGATTATGTTTTTCACCTCGCCGCAGAAGTAAATGTTCAAAAATCCGTTGAAAATCCCATAGAAACATTTAGAACGAATGTATCTGGGACGATGAATGTCTTAGAGTGCGCAATACACTCCGAATCTGTTAAGCGCGTTATTTTCTCATCATCGGCGGCAATCTATGGCATAAACGCAAAAAATGACAGGACAGGAAAGGCGTATGAAGAATTTGACGAGAAGAAACCGCTTTCTCCGTATGGCTTTTCAAAACTTATAGGAGAAGAACTTTGTAAAATGTATTCCACAACCTATGGACTCGATACCGTATGTCTTCGGTACTTCAATGTTTATGGAGATGGGATGAAATGTGATTCACCGTATAGCGCGGCTGTCGCTATTTTTTTGGATAAGAAAAAAAATGGTATGCCCCTTCCTGTATTCGGCGGAAAACAGACGAGAGATTTTGTTTCTGTCGATGATGTGGTTAATGCGAATATTTCCGCCATGTCATATCCATTTCCTTTGAATGGAGAACCGATAAACATAGGTTCGAGCATAAGTACGGTGATAGATGATGTTGCGCGCAAGATAAGTGATGACATATTATATTATCAACAGAGAGATAACGAGCCGATGCATTCAAGGGCAAATATAAAAAAAGCGCATAGTATTCTCAAATGGCTGCCAAAAACTGATTTTATGAAATGGCTCGAATCGGTATGTGCAGTATAGCTGGCGCGTATTCAATAGAGAAAGTCGATTCGATGCTTCAGGCGATGATTCATCGCTCGCCTGACGGAACGAGAACTGCTGAAAAAAACGGATTCGCAATAGGGATGGGGCGTCTCTCAATCCTTGATTTAGAATCAGACAATCTTTGCCTTTACGAAGAAGATGGCTCGTATCTTTCTTTCAATGGTGAAATATATAACTATGAAGAACTTAAAAATGAACTCAGAGAGAAACATGAGTTCAAAACAAAGTCTGATACTGAAGTTCTATTCAAGGCATGGAAGGAATGGAGCGTTGGATGCCTCGACCGTTTCAACGGGATGTTTGCCTTTGCCATTTATGATGGTGAGAAGATATTTTTCGCGCGCGATAGTGCGGGAGAGAAGCCACTTTATTATAAAGAAAATCCATTTTGTTTCGCATCAGAGGCAAAAGCTCTTTTTTGGGATTGTAAGGAATTAAAACCTGCTCATTACGGCATTTATGATATAAAGACAGGTTTTCTTGATATAAAGCGCTACTGGGAGCCAATAAAACGCGATATAAGCATTTTTGACGCCCAAGAAGAGCTAGAGTATCTCCTTGATGATTCCGTGCGTCTAAGGACGAAATCTGACGTTCCATACGCCCTCTATTATTCAGGTGGCATTGATTCCTCACTTATCAAGACATTTCATGATTTTGAATATACCTATTCCTATGAAGACAGATATGATTACAAAGAAGAATTTCTCGAAAAAGCAGAAGACATCATCTACCACCTCGATTATCCTGCCTCAAGTTTTTCGCCATTTGGTTTGTGGAAACTTGCCAAAGAAGCATCAAAAAAAGTGAAAGTCGTTCTGTCGGGAGAGGGAGCTGACGAACTCTTTGGCGGGTATGTAAGGTATGTCGCTCCTCACTTCAATCATTTGGCGCAAAAGGAGTTTCCGTCATACAAAAAAATGTTTGAGCCAGCCATGTCAGTAAGTGAATATGGATGGAATGAGTTTAACGGAAACATGCAAGAACTTCTTCGCATGGGAGACAGGATGAGTAGTGCGTTTGGTATTGAGAATCGTTGTCCGTTTCTTGATAAACGAATCATAGAATTTGCCTACTCATTGCCTGATGAGCTTAAAATCAATGGACTTGAAACAAAGGTTATTCTGCGCAGGATTTTAGAAAAGAGAAATCCCGATTATAAACATATCGAGAAGAAAGGGCTCTATTGCCGTGTCAATGAGTTTCTTGGCGAAAGCGATAAATACTCAAAGGATAAATATCTTGATTTTCAATATAAGATATGGAGAAAATTTCAATTATCTCAACCCATTGGTCAATGAACGAACAACGATCAGAAGTAATGCGACGTTGTTATCAATCATTGATTGAAACAACAAAGCATCTTCAGGTGGAAATTATCGTGTGTGACAATGGGGGTTCATTAGAAGATTCACAGTATCTTCTTGGATTATGTAATGAAAAAAAGATTCATCACTATATTCGCAATTCTGAAAATTTATATTTTGGCTATGGAAGAAATATCGGCGTTCATCTTTCTGTCGGGGAGTATCTTGTTTTCACCGATAACGATATTGAGTATAAGCAAGGATGGCTGGAAGAATGTATCTCTGTTCTTGAGCAGAATCCTGATAGGAAGATTCTTATGACTCCATTGCGCACAGATAGAGAACATAGAAATCATAGACATTGGATGGGAGAGATTGAAGTAAACGGTAAAAAATATCTTCTCAATATGAGAGCGGGAAGCAATTCATGGGTTATGAGGAGAGAAGATTTTTTCAAAATAGGGTTGTTTCGTAATCATAGCATTGCAGGAAGTTTGTGGAACGATGTTTTTGTCCGTTGCGGATATTTGATGGCGACCATGGAACATGAGCCGAAAGCTCATGATATTGGGTTCAAAAAAGGGTACAATCATAAAGAACGCGTTTCAATAAAAAAGATTTTTTCGGACGGTTCGGAACTTTGCATCAATAATTGATTATGAATCTCGCTATAAACATGATGACACTTAATGGAAAGACGGCGTTTATAAAAGAGACGCTTGACTCCGTATATGACTATTCAAATGAAATAATCGTTTATGATACGGGATCGACTGACGGAACGGTTGAATTTGTAAAGGATCGATTCCCAAAAGCCATCATCAAGCAATTCGATATTCAACATCTTGGTGAAATATGGACTGGTTCAGAGAAAGACAGGGAATTGACGCGACTTCTTAATCAAATGAAGAAAGAAACAAAATCAGAGTGGATTCTCAAAATAGATGATGACGAACTATTCCCAGATGTACTAATGGAAGAAATATGCGATGTAATAAAAAACGGGGGCGACAATATCGTTTCAATCCCATTCATTCATATAAGCAAGAAAACATCCCAATCAGGACTTATTATCAAACGTCTTTTTAGAAATACGGATGCTGTTTCATGGAGCGGTATTTATGGTACTGAAACACTTGCTCTTTGCGGAAGCCGTATTAGGTCTCATAAATGCTATACATTGAGCAATCACTTTTATCATCTTGGAGAATTGCGAAAAGATAATAACAGAAAACATGACTATCAATTCTGACATTCATATTGTCGTTCAATCAAAATATCCGCATATTCTTGAAAACTTTAAGAAGAGTTTTTTTGAAACAACAAAGAATTTCTCAAAACTTACTCTTCATATTATCGATGGAAGTTCGTACGGAGCTATTGAGATAAACAAGATATTGCGCCCTCTTTTATCAAAGAGGGAGGGATATGCGTTTGGCGTGTTTAATGACGATCTCGTATTTTCAGAAGGTTGGCTCGAAGATGTTTGCGAAGCATTGAAAAGTAATCATTGTGTTTCTGGTGGATATGTTGAAACGGATGATATGGATGTCTTCAAAAAAGCGGTTGATATGACAAAAGACGATGAAGGATTCGTCCCGTTGCTTTATGGGCCGAATGCCGTATTTAGAATGGATATATTTCAATCGATAGGCATTTTTGATGAGAGATTCGAATGGAGTGTTGATGATTTGGATTTTGCATGGCGTATTAAACTCAACGGTCTCTCGTCAATTACGCTGAAACGGATACGAACGTGCCATCTTTTCGGAAAGACACGAGAACATAATATGAAACAATGGAATTATATTTCTACTCTTAACAAGGAAAAGTTTTATGACAAGCACGGCTATCGCTCCTACCGGAACATCAGGGGTGAATACAAAAAATGGCATAGATATTTCCAATGTTACAAGACTTGAAATTGGAAGTGGAAATAAGCCCGTACCTGGATATACGCGCATTGACATAGAGCCGCATCAATTTGTTGATATTGTTGGTGATTTCAGAACGATGACATTTAGCAATCTTGAGGAAGTGCGCTCTCATCATCTTCTTGAACACTTTGGATATGATGAATCAATAGAAGTTTTGAAACTTTGGAAATCATGGCTGATGATTGGCGGAAGATTAACAGTAGAAACACCTGATTTTGGAAGAATCTGTGAGGTATGGAATGAAAAGAAATACTGGGCTGACAAGGAGCATCTTGCAAAACACGCCTATGGTTCACAAGAAGCTGATTGGGCATATCATAAGAGCGCGTGGTACAAGGAAAAGTTTCAAGACATACTACCCAAGATTGGATTTTATATTGAACTTATAAAACAAAAACACAGCTATATACGCTATGGAGAAAAAAGGACACGATACAGATTCCCCAATATACTCGTTATAGCAAAAAGAATTATATGAAGATGTCTCTTGATACGATTATCGCCCATCATGATAGAAATCTTAATTATAATTCCTTTATTGTCGATGTTGGTGGGTATAATGGCGAATACGCAAAAAGAATGTTTGATATGTTCAAATGTTCAATTCTTATATTTGAACCACATCCCGTCTATTGTGACGTTATTAAAAAAAGATTTAAGAAGGAAGAACGTATTTTTGTGGAGGAATGCGCACTCTCAAACATTGAAAGTCCATTGCTTTATCTCAATGAAGACGGTTCGACTATTTATGAATCATGGTATAAAAAAAATAAAAAAACAGTGTGTGTGCCAATAGAAGTGAAAAGCGTCAAAGCGTCAAAACGGCTCGATGGATATAAAATCGATGTATTGAAATTGAATTGTGAGGGTTGTGAGTATGACATTATAAAAGACCTCTATGAGAACGATATGATAAACGGTATAGGTGAGATACTCGTACAATTTCACAAAGTTCCTGAACTTTTAGGATATTACAGTGAGTGTCAACATATCCTCTCATTGAATCATGAACGGATATTAAACGATAAATGGCAATTATGGAGAAGGAAATTATAGAACACTGCAATACACCTGAATACTGGGATACTGTTTGGTCGAAATGGCGGCATGATGATAAAAAGTCTTTCATAGCTGCTACGGTCCAAAATGTCATAAAGAAAGAGTATTGGGATGAAGCATTTTACGGCTTGCGACCTCATGATAAACATTCAGTCAACAGGGCTTTTTGGTACGCGAATATGTATAAACCAAAATCAGTTCTTGATATTGGTTCCGGCAATGGACGGCTCTTGTATGGCATAAAAACGATATTACCTGAATCACGATTCTTTGGGATAGACTTGTCAAAAATTGCCATTGAAAGAATGAAAAACGAATATGGCATCTATGGCATTGCGGATGACATAAAAAATATAAACATTATTCAAGATGAGTTTGATATGGTCATCGTCAATGATGTTTTGGAACACGTCGAAGATGATTCTTGGCTCATAAAAAAATGTAGTGAAAAAACAAAAAATGGCGGCTTGCTCTATATGACATTTCTTAATGGGTGCATGGGGAATGATGAGACAAAAGAACATCTAAGGAATTACAATGAAGATTCTGTGCGTTCCATTCTTAATCCGCTTATTCCTGAATATGATATTGAAAAAATATCAATCTATTTATTATGTATAGCCAAAATAACGAAGAAGAAATAATCCTCAATTATTTTAACGGACATATCGGTACTGTTTTGGATATTGGAGCGAATGATGGGAAGACATTTAGCAATTCAAGAAAACTCACAGAACTTGGATGGAAAGGGATTATGGTTGAGCCGTCTATATTAGCCTTTTTAAGATTGTCGAATCTTTATAAAGGAAATGATAACGTGTCACTTCATAATATCGCCATAACAGAGAAGGACGGGAATGTCATACTTCATGAATCAGGCCCGCTCTGTTCAAAGAAATTAAAGAAAAAAGACATTGCTCTCATCTCAACGATAAAAGAAGAAGAACTTTATCGCTGGAGAAAGTGGGAGGGAAGAATATTTTGGACTCGCGTATTAGTAGTTGGGAGGACATTTGAAAGTTTTTACAATTCACTTGATGAGGAGTTTAAGGAGATAGATTTTATAACAATAGACGCGGAAGGTATGGATTATGAAATACTTTCACAAATAGACCTTGAGAAACTAAAAACAAAACTTGTCTGTGTTGAATATATAAAAAACAGTGATAAGTTTTTATCGTATCTATTAGAACATGGATATAGGCATATAGCGACAACGAAAGAAAATGTAATTTGCGGAATATGAAAATTTGTTCACATACTATCGTAAAACAAGGAATGCCATTTATCGGTAAAGTTTTGCGACAAGTGGCATCGCTCATGGATAAAATGTTCATTTCTGTATCTCAATTAAGCGATGATGGGACCTTGCAAGAAGTGATGGAATTCATAGGCGACAATCCTGGTAAGGTAGAATTCATGCAGGATGGATATACGATACCAGGACAACTCACCCAACTAAGACAATTTCAGGTAGATAGAACCGTGCAGGATTGGATACTCTTTTTGGATGATGATGACTGGTGGCCGCAAGACCAACTAGAATTATGCCTTAAAGAGATTGAAAAAGACGACGGAACGCTTGCCTATTCAGTCAGTCCCTATCAACTCATAGACTCATGGCACTATGATACATCATGGTATAATAAGTCGTTTTCAAAGTTTCTTAAAAGGACGGAACGCCTTCATTATGAGGGCGATTGGCCTCGTGATTTGCCTTGCGATGATGAAGGTAATGCACTCTATTGGAAAACACATAAGAAAGTCAAAATACTTCCTTATAAGTTTTATCATCTTGCTCTGCTTAAAAACCATTCTTTTAGGCAAGAAGATTGGGCAAAAAAGAAGTATAATTACCATATTGGCATACCTGGCCGCCTTGAGAATGAATTTATTATTTAAAATTATATGGCTAAGATTGTTTTTTATGAAAAGAAAAATTGTAAATTATGTTCGAAAATAATAATTCCAAGAAAGACAGAAGGAAACAGGGATTGGGATAGAAGAGAATTTTGTAATAGAAAATGTTATTCAAAATGGAACATTGGTAAAAACAATCATTTATGGAAAGGTGGTATAAAAACAAGGCCAGATGGATATTTAAGAGATAGTAAAACGGATAAGTATATTCATCGTCTTATAATGGAAAAATATCTAAAAAGATTATTGAATTCATCAGAACACATTCATCATATAGATGGTAATCCAAAAAATAATGATATAAAAAATTTAATAATTCTTACTAATAGCGAGCATAGAAAACTCGAAATGCAATATGCAAAAAGAGATAAAAAAGGAAGATTTGCAAAATAAGAAAGCTCTTATTTTTGGAGTAACAGGAATGGACGGAAGTTATCTTTCCGAACTTCTTCTTGAGAAAAATTACGAAGTGCACGGGGTTTTACGCCGTTCCAGTTCCTTAAATACTTATAGGATAGATCACCTCATCAATCAGGAAGCTCTTTTTAACAGGCGTTTTTTTCTTCATTATGGGGATTTGTTTGATGGCAATAACATTCAAAAGATTATTAAAGAAGTAATGCCTGACGAGATATATAACTTTGCGGCAATGAGCCAAGTTCGCATATCATACGATATCCCTGTCTATACAGGAGAAGTGACTGGCATTGGCTTCGCGCGTATCATTGAGGCAGTTCGCGTGGTCAATCCTACTATAAAAATATACCAAGCGTGTTCATCAGAAATGTTTGGAAAGGTTCAAGAAGTGCCGCAAAAGGAAACGACACCATTCTATCCTCGCAGTCCCTATGGTTGTGCAAAGGCATATACCTATTATCTTGCTAGAGCATACCGAGAGGGGTATGGGATGAAGATATATTGTGGGATACTATTCAATCATGAAAGCCCTCGTAGGGGCGATAATTTCCTCTCAAAGAAGGTTGTGAAAGCTGCCGTAGCCATTAAGCAGGGGAAACAAGATAAACTCTATCTTGGCAATCTTGATGCGATACGAGACTGGGGCTACGCGAAAAGCTATGTTTATTGGATATGGAAAATGGTACAACTCGATGAACCAGATGATTTTGTTATAGCAACAGGAGAAACCCACACTGTGGAAGAGTTTGTTTCTTCTACGTTTGAATATCTAGGGCTAGATTGGAAGAAATATGTCGAAATAGATAAGAACTTCATGCGTCCGGCAGAGGTTGACTTACTTAAAGGAGACTATTCAAAAGCTGAAAAAGTACTTGGTTATAAAGTAGATACTCGTTTTAATGATCTCATAAAGATTATGGTTGACAGTGAATTAACTGGAAAAATATGACAGAGGAGATTTATACCCACGAAGACAATCGAAGGGTACTTATTGAGTGGATAGAGGATTCTAAGTTTGTCACATCAAAAGTAGTTATTGCAAAAGATAATTGTATTGTCGGCGATCATTACCATAAAAAAAAGGATGAGATTTTTCTTTTATTGATTGGCAAGGCAAAAAGAGTTATCATAGGGAATAGTGAGGAGCATGACATACCCGCGCTAAGGAAATGGATCGTTAAAAAAGGAGCCTATCATCTTTTTGATCTTGAGCAGGGGTCAATTCTTTTGGGGTGTTGTACAAAGAAGTTCGATCCGAAAGATGAAATAAAGCGGGCATAAAGCTCGCTTTTTATCACTATGTATGTAGATTATAAAATATCCCGTATTATTGAAGATTTCAAAATATCTGTTCTTGTGAGATTTTATCACGGAGATTTTGTCATTGAAGAAGAAAAGAAAAAATATAAGAGAATGAAGAAGGTGTCAGAAAAGACCTATATTTTTGATTTTGGTACTCCATTGTCAGCCATACGAATATATCTCAATAAATCACTATCTCGCTTCTCTCATCCGCCGATAGACGACCAGAAATATGTTGGATAGGTATTTTTTCAAGAAATATCAGAAATACATTGTTTGGATTTTCAACACATCTTTTGGTCGTTGGTTTTTTCGCATACACAATGAAAATTACAGCTCTGTCGGAAAACACATTATAACAGCAGTCTTCCCTAATGCGATAAGGTGGAAGAACAAAAAAGGACAAGTAATGACCGAGTTTCGTACACATGCGCGTTTTTCAAAGCGCATGAATACGCTTCTAAAATATTTCCCATTTGTACGCTTCGAGCGTAATTATTACAGACAATTGGAGTGGCAGCCAGTTTTACAATTTGGCTTAACGGTAAGCACGTTCTATCCCGATCCTGATCCTGAAAGTACAAGTGTCGATGGAGATGTACAAACACAATATACTCTTGGAAGTGGAACAACATGGTCTACACTTGTAGCTGACCCAGGAAACTTCGCAGGTGATTCAGCAACACTTATAGATGCTGTATTTATTCGTGCAGATAATGTCACAGATCAATGGATTCAACTTGGAAGAGGAATATATTTATTTGATACATCATCTATCCCCGATTCAGATACTATTGATTCAGCGACTCTTTCTTTATATGGTGATACAAAAACAGACGGTCTTTCAGCAACGCCAAATATAACAATCTATTCTTCAGCACCAGCGTCAGATACGGCACTTGTTTCAGGAGATTATGATAGTTTAGGGAGTCAAAATTTTGCCCCGACTATTGCATACGCTGATTTTCAAACAGGTGCTTATAATGATTTTACATTTAATGCTGACGGAAGGACGGCAATATCAAAAACTGGAGTTTCAAAGTTTGGGTCCCGAAATCAACAATATGACGTTGCCGATGCTGCACCCACATGGTCATCTGCAGCGTCATCAAGATTTCTAGTAAGTTCAGCCGATGAAGCAGGAGCAACACAAGACCCAAAACTTGTCGTGACTCATACAGCGCCTACTTCTTCAACATCGACTTCAACATCAACTTCAACATCAACGAGTACAAGTACTAGCACAAGCACAAGTACTAGTACGAGTTCATCAACATCTACGTCAAGTAGTACGAGTACATCGAGTAGTACTAGTACAACAGCAACTTCATCATCTACATCGACTTCAACATCAACGACAGCAACATCATCGTCTACTTCTTCGAGTACCTCATCTTCGACAAGTACGTCAACCTCAACAAGTACTAGTACATCAACGTCAACCTCCACATCGACATCGAGCTCAACCTCGTCATCTACTAGTACGAGTTCTTCAACATCAACGACAGCAACGTCTTCAAGTTCATCGACTTCTACTTCGACCTCAACCTCAACAAGTTCATCGACTTCTACTTCGACCTCAACTTCAACAAGCTCTAGTACATCTACATCTACTAGTACGAGTACGTCGACATCTACGAGTTCATCAACAACATCTACCTCTACAAGTACATCTTCTTCAACTAGTACAAGTACGTCGACATCATCAAGTACTTCAACGAGTTCTAGTACAAGCACCTCAACATCGTCTACAAGCACCTCAACATCTACTTCTAGCTCCACATCAACTTCATCATCAACGAGTTCTTCGACTTCTACATCTTCTTCTACAAGCTCTACTAGCAGTAGTACAAGCACATCAACATCTACCTCATCGTCCACTAGCACCTCAACGAGCACCTCAACTTCAACGAGCACATCAAGTTCTACGTCTACATCAAGTTCTACGAGCTCGTCTACATCATCAACATCAACAAGTAGTAGTACAAGTACATCTACCTCTACGTCCTCCAGTACATCTACATCTACCTCGACATCAAGTTCGACTTCTTCGAGTACATCTTCATCGTCTACGTCTAGTAGTACATCTACATCATCCAGTACGACCTCATCGACCTCAACCTCAACTTCTACAAGTAGTTCAACAAGCACATCAACATCTACCTCATCTAGTACAAGCACGTCCAGCTCGACAAGTAGTAGTACGACAAGTACCTCATCTACTAGTACTTCTACTTCTACTTCTAGTACTAGTACGTCTACTTCGAGTACTAGTACAAGTACGTCAACATCATCTACTAGCACAAGTACAAGCTCAACAAGTACTTCAACATCATCTACTTCTACCTCAACAAGTACAAGTACATCATCAAGTACCTCATCCTCAACAAGTACAAGCACCTCAACATCTACCTCTACCAGCACTTCTTCTAGCACAAGCACTTCTTCCTCAACGAGCTCTAGCACCTCAACATCTACATCTACCTCATCATCAACGAGTTCTTCGACAACAAGCACCTCAACCTCAACAAGTACATCATCATCATCTACAACAACATCATCCACATCTTCAACAACAACCGCTCCAGGTGAGATAATTCCTATTCTCGATATAAAGACTATAACTCCAATTCTTGATATTAAAAGGACTTATCGTTCTGGCTAATCAATGATATATTAAAAATATATGTTATTTCTTGGGAGAAACTTTGAACTGATACGAGATGGTGAGAAAACATACCTCACTGCTTCAGTCACGGCAGCAGCAACGACAATCACTGTTAGAGCCGTTGATTCAAACTCAATGGCAGACAATGATTATCTTATTATCGGAGAAATTGGCTCTGAAAATGCAGAAATCATGCAAATAAATGGCGCTGTGAGTGATGGGACGTCTCTTACGATAGACAATAACGGGTCCGGCGGAACAAGATATGCGCATGCAATAGATGAACCAGTCTATCGAGTGTCGTATAATCGAGTTGAATTCAGTAGGGCAACGACAGAAGACGGAACAAAATCAGTTCTTACGACTATTGAAATACAGCCAGATGATTTGTACACACGGTATGAAGATACGACGAATACGACTGGATTCGGTTTTATTCGATTCAATAATCAAACAGCAGCAACATTTTCATCATATTCTGATGGGATTCCATATACTGGATACACCATGAATTCTCTTGGTAGGATGCAGAGAATGGTAAGAAGGCATCTTAACGAACCAGATGTACGGTTTATAACCGATGAAGATATAGCAGAGGAATTGAATGAGAAACAAAGAGATGTTGCCCATGAGAGATTATGGCCGTTCTATGAGGATATTTTTTCAGCGTCTACTGTTGCGAATCAACGCGCATACGAAATAGATGATGATGTTGTTCTTGGGAAAGTACATACGGTTGTTGTAGAGTCTGAACCGCTTGCAAAAATAGATGCTCATAGATTTGATATTCTTCATTGGGATACGGTCAGAACAGGCGATCCGACTCATTTCAGGGTTTGGAATAATAGGTTAGAGCTTTATCCACTCCCAACATCGGCAGCGACAACAACCGCTCTTAATGGCGCGTTAACGGCTACTACTACATCTATAACGGTGGATTCGACAAGTGGATTCACTCCTTCTGGAAGAATAATTATAGACAGTGAGGTTATATCATATACGCGAACATCATCTACGCAATTTCTTGGATGTGAACGCGGGCTTGAAGAAACGACGGCAACAACACATACGGATGATACAACAGTCACGGAGAGGGATATTATTTATACGGCAAATAGAGAGCCGAATGAATTGGTTGATGTCGGCGATGAAACGGCAATACCAGACCCAGCCGTAATAGTATATGGAGCGGCAATGGAACTTGCTATTGGGAAACTTCAAGACCAAGTTTTACATGATAGGTTGAAGATAAAATACGACCAAGCCATCGATAGATTGCGCGATAAGTTCGGACAAAAAGCAACAGCTTTCTATTACAGGATAAAGGATAAAGACGAAATTGTGACTGATGTCGGGAGATTTAGGAATCCAAACGATTTCCCTCAAAACATCAGTGGTTGATATGGCTAAACTTAGAGATTTTGTCATCAATGATTATTCGGGAGGGCTTGTGACGAACAAGTCTGATTATGAAATGGCAAAAAATGAATTTGTCAATACATTGAACTGCGATCTTGAAGAACGAGGGAAAGTAAAAAGAAGACGAGGTATGGAACAAGTCGGGCAATCTCTTGACCAAGTAATAGATGATTCTTTCGCATGGTATCAAGTAACACTTGGAGCTGCTCCAACCCATCATCATATCGTGGTCGGTCGCTCAGTAGGTGGGGCTGGATGTGACATATCTCGCCTCTTCTCAACGTATTTGACCGTAGCTGCTGCCGTAGGAGACACAACCTTAACCGTTGCGGATAATGCTAATCTTGCCGCGAGCGGTTCAGTGGCAATCAATGGAGATGTCATAGCATATACAGGGTTAAGCGGAGGGACGGGGCTTACTGGGGTGACAGGTATTCTAACTGCTCATCCAGCTAATAGTCTCGTCACGCAATTTACAGAGGTTGTCGGAGCGGCTGCGGCAGGGATTGATACGCGGTCTGGCATATACTTTGCAATAATAAATAATCTTGTATTTCTCAATGGTATTGTCACGAGTGGTACGTTTGATGGAACGACGTTTACGGCGGTAAGCGACACAGATGAGGCGGCAGGATTATTCGCCGTCAATTTCAGGGATAGAATTTTTGTTGCTGGATCAGGACCATCTGATGCGGCCGGCGCGCGCAATGGTCATCCACGCAGAATCGCATTTAGCGATGCCGGTGATTCTACGTCATGGGATGTAAACAATTTTTTTGATGTCGAAGATGAGCGCGGCGAATCAATAACAGGATTGCGCGAATCGCCAAATAATCTTCTCATATTCAAAACAAGCTCGATATGGCTCTATAACGAGAATGAACTTGTACAGGGTATATGGAATGTCGGGGCATATAATAATAAGGTGATACAAAGATTCGGCAATACATTTATAACTTTCTGTCCGAATGGCGTTTTTGAAACAAACGGTTTTTCAGCAGTTAAAATAAGTGATCCGATAAAAGAGTATCTTTTGCAATTCATTGCCACACATGATACAACACGCGGGCGTGTCGCCGTGAACACGTTTTCAGGTAAGTTCAAAAATAAATACTATCTCTATATAGGCGATATTACACATCCTGAAATATTGACTGATGTTGTACTTGTTTGGGATACGATAAAAAGAAATTGGACAGTGCATGATGGATATACAAATATAGTTCATTTCGCATCCCTTAATTCTTTTGGCGATGGAACAGCAGCTCTTGGCACTGGGCAATTCAGACCGCAAGACCATGAAGTATTGTTTGCTTCTGATGATTCAAATAGATATTTCAGATTATTTGAAAATAGATTTCTTGATGGAGCTGCAACAAGAACATATCGAGGTGGAGATATATTTGGGAATATGAAGACGAACAGTACCGGAGACCCAGTTTCTACTATTCTTGAGACTCCGTGGCATACGCTCGGAACTCTTGATTGGAAAAAAATAGGGAGGATACGTTGTGGCGTTGAAATGGGGAATTGGCATATTTCCTATCGTGTTGACCATGGAAACAAACAATCAGATTGGTTTTCTTTGGGCAATTTCCAACAGGGGATTACTACTAAAAAATTGCGCATAGATTCTCAACGTGGGTATAATCTTAATGAGGGATACAGAATAAAAATAAAAGCGACATCAAATAGTCTTGAAATTATCGATATCCTCAATTTTATTTCCATAGAGGAAATAGAAACAATGGATAAAGTTATCTATGCCGAATATTCAAAATAACAACGAGGAACAGATTCTTGAAGAAAGTTTCGACATTCAGGAAGCTGATATAAAACAATCAAATAGTGAGGGAAGAATAGAAAGGAATCAATTTTTCAATTACTCAAATTATCCTTTTATTATCGATTTTATCAATAGACTCATACGCCCGATTTATGGAACTAATATAGCTACAAGTACAAGAAAGTTTCTCAAGTTGGGATCAGATTTTTTACCGAGTGGCGTTATTGAATGTGATGCAACGGTGGTGACGGTTGCTGGGACAGCAGGAGAAACAACACTTAATTCATATACAATACCGCTCAATACCATATCTCGGAACATAGGGAATACGGCTGCTACAAGCGGAAAAGACTTCAGAAATGCAGGGAATACTTTCAGAGTAAGGGCGAGTGGCATATATACGACAGACGATGGTGTCTCAACATTCGCATTGGCATTAAAGGTTGGGGCTGCAACTATTCATACGCTTTCAAGCGATGCAGGGGTTCAAACAAACGCTCAATGGTATCTTGATTGGCTCTTTATTGTTTCCGCTATAGGAACATCGGCGACACTTGAGTCTTCGGTTGCTGCAACGCTCAATCAAGTCATAAAAAATACGTCAAATACTTCTACGACGAGCTTTGATACGACAGTTGACAATGATATTGCTATAACGGCTTTGTGGACAGGAGGTTCTGCTGGAGATACAATATCAATAAGGCAGTTTTTAGTTGAGCTTATTAACTAGCTTATGCCAGTCCTCAATACAGCTTCATCAATTATAGACTTCTATAAAAGCAAAGGATTCAGACCATCGGCAGGAGAACCTGTTCCTTTATTTTCTCAAAGGAAAAAAGACTTTGAGCGGCTTGGACTTTCAAGTCAGCTCGGTGATTTTAGGGGGTCGGCAGAACAGAATACAGCTCTTCTTAATGCGCTCGTAAAAGGAGAAAGGAATACAGGTGTTTCAATAACTCCGCAAAATATTGATTCCATAGTGAGGGTTGCTCAACAACATCCGATACAGCAGGCAACCACGACTCAACAGAGACCTCCATTGAGACTTCCTTCAGGACAAACCATTTCTCCAGCAGACCCTCAATACGAAGAATTTTTACGTTCTGGCGGAAAACCAGAACCAGTACAAGCTCCTCCAGGTTCGATTGAAGAAATAACTGCTCCACCTCAAATAACGCCGCCACAAATCACTCAACCGCAACAGCAACAAATTCCACAAGAGATACAGCAAAGAATATCTGAAATAACAAAAACGCCGACTGCTGAAGATATAACTGGTCTTGCACAAGAAAGATTTTTCGGGCGTCCAACCTTCCCACTCGAACAAGAATCCATAGAAGCTGAAAAAGAGAGGGTGCGCCTTGGAGCGCAACAGGAAAAAGAAAGTATTATTTCAAGTCTTGCTTCTCGCGGTCTTTTCTTTTCAGGAAAGAAAACAAAGGGGATAGAATCAATAGAAGCGCAAAAATTATCTGACCTTCTTGGCATAGATAGAAAATTCGCCATTTTTATTACACAGGGCCTTGAAACAGCGGCGCAGCAGGTAGCAAAAGAGGCACAAGCTGGAAGTAAAACGGCATTGGATGCGCTTGAAAAACTTGGATTTACCATAAACCCGATTACAGGAGGAGTTGAGCCTACGCTTGAAGCGCGAAAGGCACAGCAACAAGCGCAACAGCAACAGTTGCAGGCAGAGCAATTTCAACAAACACAACAACGTCTTGAGGGTCAAGCGCAGGCCCAACAACAGAGATTTGAAGTAACACAGGCTCTTGCAGAGGCTCGTCTTGCGGTGAGTATGGCGCAGAATCAAGCTCAAATGGCTATAGCGCAACGAAGGCTTGAACTGGCCGAAGCAAATGCAAGTAAAGTAGGGGTTGGTGTCTCTGATCTGAATAGACAATTAAAAGAGTTGCAAATACAGCAAGCAGAACAATCACTCTCAACTGGTACTCAAGCGCAAGGCCTTACTGCTGGGTATGCTGAAAGAATCCAACAATCTAATCGGATTTTAACTCAGCTAGAAACGAAAATAAATAAATACAGCGCTGTTGGATACGCAATTCAAAGAGCATTGCCGAACTGGGCACCAGGGAAAGACCCAAATATACAGTCTCAAGAACAAGCAGAACGTAACTTCATCAACTCTGTATTAAGGCGAGAATCTGGTGCGGTTATTTCACCTCAAGAGTTTGATAATGCAAAAAAACAATACTTTATTCAACCTGGTGACAGTAAGAAAGTATTGGCTCAAAAGAAAGCAAACAGGCAATTAGTAGAAAAAAGCTTCATTAAAAGTAGTGGAAGAGCATTTACTCCAGTACAGACTCAAACAACTGATACGTTTAATGATATTTGGAAGTAGTATATGGCAGAAATATCATTGCAAAATTTTACTGAAAAGGTGAATAAGTCTCGAAATGCTAAACTTACCGATACTGAAATACTTAATAATCTATCTTTGAATAATCCTGATTTAGCTGTAAAAATAGGACAATCGAGAGATATGTATGGAAAACAGCCGAACATGAGTAATGATCGTGATTTGGTTAATTTTCTTTCTGTAAAATATGGTGGAAGGATGCCAACCACTGCTAGTGTACCAACAGAAGAACAAGTTTCAGAGCAAGAGCAAAAACCAGGATTTATCAAGGGTGTAAAAGAAAGCATTGAGAAAAGGGCTGAAGGAGTTGGTGAAATAGCCGATGTATATGGTGCAGGAAAACAAACACTTGCTGAGTCTGCTGTACAAACAGTAGGGCAGACAGTCGCTGGGTTAGGTGATATTGAGGTAGAGGCATTAAAATCCGCCGGAAGAGCAGTTGGATTTAAGGTTGAACCAGAGACTATACAGAAATTACTTCAAAATCCAACAGTACAAAAAGGTTTACAAATGGCAAAGAGTGGCATTAAACAATATCAGGGCTGGAAAAAAGAAAACCCAAGACTGGCGGCGAACCTTGAAGCATTTGTAAATATAAGTGAGGTATTTCCAATAGGAAAAGTATTAAGTATAGTTGGAAAAATAGTAGCTAAGACTGGAGAAAAAGCCATTGAAATAGCAAAGAAACCCGCAGAGATAATTCAAAAAACAAAAGAAGTAGTTGCCGATATTGATACTCCGACAAAGAATGTTCTCGACCCTTCCTTTAAGGCAAAGGAGGCTCTTAAAAAAGAAGTATCTTCAAAAAAGCTGACACAGCAAGAAGCAAGAGAAATTACAGAAGATATAAAGCCGCGACAGCAAGCGCAGGCACAATTTAATACTCAACGTGCCGACTATTATCTTTCAAAGGCTGTCCGGGCATCAAAGGATGCGGCGCAACCGACACCAATGGAGCTTGTAGGGAAACAAGCTGAAGATGTTATTCTTGAATTAAATAAAAAATTAAATAGATATGGAGAGTTGAAGCAGAAAGCTCTTACCGTTGCCGAGAAGCGGCAAGTACCGGGTATAGATAACGTAAAATTAAAATTACTCGATCTCATGGATAAGCGGTTGGGGGTGTATATTGATGCAAAGCATAAAATAGTTGAGGCAACAGGTAAGGTATCTCGCATCGCCCTTGATCCATCTGACCAAAATCTATTAAGTAAAGTGTATACGCTTCTTGATAATCTTGATGATGTCGATAATTTAGTAAGAGTAGATGCTACAGTAGATGCTATTCAAAATCTTCTTTACAAGAGAAGCCAAAATGTCTTTATTCCTATAAATAGTAATACGGAGGGAATCCTGAAACAAATAATGGGTGAGCTTAATGGTTTAGTAAAAAAACAGGCCGGCAAAGAATACATACAAGCAAACCAAAAATATGCAAACATCGTTGAATTGCGCGATACATTGAATAAAGCAATAGGAGTAGAAGGAAAGAAAGGTGGAGCTTTAATGAAGCGAGTATTTAGTCCTGCTGATACTGGAACAAAAAAGATGTTTCAAAAAATATATTATATTACTGGCATAAATCTTACTGATGAAGCGGTGCTTGCAAAATTTGCCATGGAAGCGGTAGGAGATGCTCGCCAGAAAAGTCTTCTTGAAGAAGTTGGGTTAATACGAGGAACAATATCGGGGGGCGGAGCATATCAAACTCTTCAACATGCATTTGAAACGGTAATAAAGAAAACGGTAACAAAAGAAAAAACTGGAAAAGAAATTCTTAAAAAAGCGAGTGGAAAATAATTCTATTTTCTTGAAAGATTGTCGTATAAAATACCAATCACAATCAAGAAGAAGATATTTAGTATAATTGAGAGTGTTAACATATTACTCCACCATCTCCTTAAACCGTTCTTTATCAGGATAAAGTTCTGGCCGGTAGATATACTGCGAAAGATTTTCCGTGATAAATGTATGGAGCTGTTTTTGCAGTTTGCTATTCCTATACCCTTCCATTGCTATTGGATTCTGGCTTATAAGGTCTAGCTCGCTCCAATGGAAGATAGAGATGCCACAGTTACTCTTGCCATAGAGTTTGATATTTTTTTGCTCCCATGGTCGTTTCACAAGAAGATCATTGAATGTATACTTCCGGTGTTTTGCTATCCATTTTCTATCTCCTTCATACACCCTTGCTCCATCAACCATAATCCTGTCAAGGTCTGCTTTGTTCTTTGAACGTAGATAATTTATGTACGTTCTCTCCCTCCAGTCATCTGCTCCGAGAGCATAGAGAAGATTGAGGATATTCTCCACATAGTCAAGATGATGATAGGAATATCCCCTACCTGCTCCAAGGTGATAGCCAATGGCTTTAGGGTCTACCATGACAGTACTCCCTAACATCCACCATTTTGATGTAATATAAAACTCTCCACCGTATGTCTTATGATAAAATTCATACCCCCTATATTTTTCAAACTCTTCACGCTTTACTCCCATACCCCACGCCCCCTGCCCTATGATGTACCATGGCGTATCGGCGAGTTTATAATTAGCCCATGTCTCCCTACACTCATCTCCTAGCTTCCATGTATATTGAAATCCCATAGATGAGTCTGTTGGCGGATAGGCTCCCATTGTTTGTAATGATCCAAAGACAAGCCCGCCATTTTTTTCTATAGTTTCAAGAATGTGCTTGAAAAAGAAAGGATCGAGGGCGACATGAGCATCAGAAAAGTAGAGATACTTACCTCGTGCTATCTTTGCTCCGGTGTTTCTGGCACTGTGATTACCAGCTATCGGATCTCGTACAATGCGTATGATACGATTGAAGTACCCGCCACGTCCTTCGAGATATGATGTCGTGCCTCCTGTACCACGTTGGGGATATTTGTTATCATCACTACAATTATCTACAAGTATCAACTCAATTTCTTTCATGCCAAAACCAGAAGACTTCCACGCGTGTAAAATACTATATATTGTAAAAACAACATGAGGGAATTCATTACGAGCAGGAATAACCACCGAGAGTGTTATATTTGACATATGATTTCCTTCTCGCTATGATTATATATATGGCTACAGGGAAAATATGTAGATGTGAGACACATTATCAATGGGCATATAAACATAATTTTTTTAAAAAATAAGGTTAAATCTTCGGCATACTGCATTTATATAGAAGGGGTGTATGATTCGTTGTTTCATATTCATTTTCAGAAATAGGAATACCTTTTGAGTTAAATAATTCAATTTTAGCAAAATAATTTCCAAGTGCTTCAAGGCCTTCCCCGGAACGCCACTCCCTCACATGAAAGGGGTTATATGGTTTATCATCACGAATATGCTTATTGTTCCGATTCGGCGTACTGATAAAATATTCTGTTGGTACATCTTTGCTCCTGTTATCAAACTTTTGAATCATATTTGTTACAAATGTTCGCCAATCATTCACATGCTCTATAATCTCAATGGCGCAAATTATGTCAAATCTTGCAAACGTCCGTGTATCTGTGATGAAATCAACATGATCAAACCTACACTCACCGCTATAATAAATTCCATTCTTTAGGCGCGTGAATAGCTGTTGCGCGAGTGATACAGTCTTCTCATTTTTATCAAGCCCCCATACAAAGTCTGCTTCTTGTGAGAGGATATTACTCCCAACACCGGTACCACAACCAACATCTACAATCTTTGGCCGCCAGATATATTTTGGATACTGCGGGTGTGCGAGTACCTTTGTCATGCAATAATCCTTGATGAAGGTGTACATATCTCTTGTAGGATGCCACAAGAATACGCCTGTTTTTATGAAGCATTGAAGATTTGCTTCCCACTGTGGCTTGTCTTCCTTTTCTGGGTTCTCCTCATAGTTTTCGTCAAGAATAGAAGAATCATGTTTTTTAGGCTTGATGTCTTCAGTCACATTGACTAATTCCTCAGTTGATACAACAACAGTTTCGGCTTGTTCAAACTTTTCTTCTTTGTCTACCTCCTGAATCCTTTTGTTTTCTTCTTCTATTTTTACATAACAATCATCACATAAGAGATTCTGATAATCTTGAGGTATTTCCTTGTTACAAACGTCACATTGTTTATTGCTCATAATTTATTTTTTAAATAATATTCTTGATAATAATGCTTCTTACATTTTCCTTTAGAAAAATATTTATTACCACATAAACAATTTTCGGGGTTTCCATAATCCATTTTTTTATGACAACTCGTACACAACATAAGCCAGTCACTTCTCACCCTTTTATACTTTCCACTAAGGTTCGCCCACTCATATCTTTTAGGATTTTTAATGTTACATTTTTCACACTTATTTGGTTTACCGAAGTTATTTTTCATCCAATGATGTATTGCGCTGTAACTTGCCCTATCTCCTTTCCATGCTTTATTTTTATTCCCAAATATTTTTACTGGCTTCATTACTCCAGACCTATTAAGGCAATGGATTAACATTCAAAAAAGAGAGGTTCTATTGACTGCTTGAATATATGGCTATACGAATAATTCTTTTTTATGTCGTTACTTGCCTTTAGCACTTTATTTTGTGAGAACTCCGAATTGATGATCTTTGCGACATCGTTCATGAAGCTATCCCTATCTTTGTATTCAACATTTGTTCCTATCCCTCCAAAATCAAAGTAGAGAGCATTTTCTTTCGCAAATTCTCTCATTGGCGGAACATGGTTATTGAGAATGAGGAGATTATGAGAAAGCATTGCCTCTAAAAGAATGAGGGAACAGTTTTCTGACGTGCTTGGAAAAATGAAAAGATTAGAAAGCTGGAATAATTGCGATACCACTTCACGCGGCACTCCATGTTGGTAATTCGGCTCATCTTCAAGCGATGTGAAAATAAGCTCGTTGCGTGTAATTCCTTTTGTACTCGCCCATGCTATCGTTTCACCGATAAGTTGTTTTTCTCTTTTATCGTTTGCATGAGCATTACATACAATGAGTGCAATTTTCTTACCTTGTTTTTTCAGAGCCGCCATTATCTCAATGACTATACCAAGCTGTTTTCCAGACATCATTCTCGGCGTTGAAACAGGATAAATCTGTAGATAATCTGTTGATAAAATATCGTATTTGTGGATAAGTTCTTTGATGAGCTTGTGAAGATTGAGAAAAAGTTGCGGATCGAGAGGATTATATACTATTCGCACATCTTTCGGAAAAACACCGTAGCTTTCGGCCGCATTGACGAGATAATGATTATTGAGATATACAAGTTTTGAGTTTTTAGGTAATGTATACCGCAAATTATGTGGGTACTTCATCTCATTTGGACGTGATGAAGGATTAGAATGTATCCAATGAAGCCATTTTATATTTGATTCTTCAGCGTATTTATGGATTGCCATGCAATATGGCAAGAACCACGCTTGGAATATCAGGTCGTGTTCAAGAATAATATCAATATCAGAACAATGTTCTTTTAATGCTTCATAAGCCGTTTTTGCTTGGTTTTCAAGGTCCGGTGACATCTCTTGATTCGCAGAATAATCCACAAGTAAAAATCGTGGAACTACCTTTCGTATCTCAACTCCATTTGGAACAAGGTTGTCATCATTGAAGTTATCATGGACAAAAAGAACGGTTTCATAACCGTTTTCCACAAGCGCGTAAAGTTGAGCTTCGACAACAGAGCAAAGAGAATAAGAAGAATTGAACTCATAGAATGTTGTTAAAACCCCTATCTTCTTGTTCCGCTTTTCCATAGTGTGATATGATATAAAAATAAGCCCCTGTTTCGGGCGAACAGGGACTCGTCACTATAGTACCATAATGTTGCCCGAAACCACTATATTACTATAAATGAATAATAGATTTTATGCAAGTGGATAAAAGATTAGGGGCTAAAAAGGATAGGCGTGATTGGAGAGATTATCGTCTTGGCGGTATCCAATTTGCAGAGGATGATTTGCCGGATTCTTTCCGCCTCAATGACCCTTTCCCACTCAAAAATCAGAATGGTTTCGGCTCTTGCACAGCACAGGCAACCTCATACCATAAACAAATCCAAGAGGGAAAAGAGCTTTCTGCTCGGTATATTTATGCGAGAACAAAACAAATTGAGGGAAACACGTCATGGGGGGCTCACACGAGAAATGCTTTCAAAGTTCTTACTGATTACGGGGCAGTAGATGAAATCGATTATCCAGAGCGGCATGATGTTACGGAACGTGAATATCTCGATTGGAACAACATACCGAATTATCTTGATGCAACACAGCATAAATCAGAGTCATATTGGCGCGTAGGCGTTTCTTTTAACGAGATTGCGTCAGCACTATATAAAAATAGAAGCATTGTCGTCATTTCCGTGCCTTGGTACAATTCTTACAACACGCCTGATAAAGAGAGTGGGAATCTTGAATGGAAGAAAGAGGATGGGTGGAAATATGGTCATGCAGTTGCTGTGTGTGGATGGAAAGCAAACGGATGGTTGCTTGTGAAAAACAGCTGGGGTGAGAAATGGGGATTGAATGGTTATTGTTATTTTCACAAATCATACCCGATATGGGACGCATGGGTAAGTAGGGATATTCCAAAAGAATTGCCTGTTGATATGAGATATAATAAGAAAAGGAATTATTTTTTGGAAAAGAAAACAGCTTTCAATCCATGGCTCTTAAAAAAGATAGTGCGCCTCCCAACAAACAGGGAAATAAAGGGGCTTGTGTATGGATCATGGGACTATGAAGCGATTTTTGAAGGGCGCGTAGAAGACCAATGGCTTTATAAAACTAAATATTAATCTATGCAATTTTCTTTCAAACAATCATTAATAAAGGCGGCAAAGGCATTTCTTATTTTTCTTTTGCCTTTTCTCGTTGACCAATTCATTGTCAATGTTCCGAATGTCGCACAGCTTACTATAGGCGGCGCGCTTATTATCATTGTCGATTATCTGAAAAGGAAATATGCAGGAAAAAATAGTTGAGGCGTTGGTGCAGGGAGGGCTTGCCGGAGTTGCGGTTTTTTCACTGTGGGTCAATTATAAATTGATAGGAAATCATATCAATCACTCAGCTTTAGCAATGACAGAACTTACGAAGGTTCTCGCTGAATTGAAGTAAGTGATAACCGACAAAATAAAGTAGCTATTTGAATGATATTTTATTTTGAGAAATAAGCGTAAACTTAATGCCCTTTATCTTTGAATGGATGGCATTAAGTATTTTCCATTTTATTCGCCATACATAAGTTGCGTACCCTTTTGTTTCGACATATTCGATACTCCCGTCATTGTGGATAATAGAGAAGTCTATTGTGTAGGAGAAAACTTTTACGCCATTGATTATTACTGGAATCTTGATTTGCCTATCCCATGACTTTATCTTTTTTGAACGAAGCATTGAATCAAGAATCATCGCATATTCAGATTCAAATTTTGAATCATAAACTTTTCCTTTATATATTGTCTTCTTGGCCGCGTTCCCCCAACCTTTCTTCGTCATGTAATTTCTTTAATTTCCTTATTTTATAATACTTTTTCCAATAGAGGCGCATCTTGTCATTATTCCTTTTTCGATACTCTCTATAATACTGGTTATATTCTTCTCTTGTTTTATAACTACTTAATTTTGGCATATTCAAAAAAATGAGGGGAACTGCTTCGACGACGTGGGGCGTCTTACAGTTCCCCTGTCGGCGGTTTCGGTCGGCTATTTTCTTGTCCTGTCATCACGTTCAATGACTTCAACCTTCTTTTCCTTATCCACATTCATTGCAAGGATAGTGACGCATGAGCGGCATATCAACTTCGTAGGTGCGGACATGATTGAAAATAGGTTATTCGCGTACTCCTTGCCCCCACAGAGGATACATGACTTTTTGTGAAGTGTATTCTCCACTTTTCTCATTCTCCTCTCGATTGCTCCAAGTATGCAGTTCATGCAGGATGGCTCATCTTGCTTGTCGATGTCCGCGTAGGCGAATAGGAACGCATTATCCGCCTCGAAGTCGCAATCGCTGCATTTCATGGCATACTCCCATCAGGATCTTGTATCTTGCGATGAGTGTGGATATGTCCTTCGCGTCTTCCTTTGTGCGCTACATCGAGGATATAGTGTGAATGAAGGTCCTTGATGACACCCGCGCAGGGAACACAGATGTGCTTCTTTGTTATCGGTGTCTGAATGTAGGCGAACGCATCTGTATGGTTGCAGATGACACATGAAGGCATCACAACCTCCATTCTGGATAAATGATTCGGTAGCCCTGCACCAATAGAAACGCTACCGTGAATCCAATGAGTGCCGCCCGCAAGAACATGGCTCATCTCCTTTCAAGATTAGATCGCGCCTCACTTTGAGTATGATTCCATTGTCTTGGGAAGCGAAGTGGAAAAACAAGTTGTTCCACATCGTTTTCCACAGAGTCTCGTGCTGCTCGCCATCCTTGAAAAGGAGAACGATAGCACGGCCGCGAGTTCTTTTCGCTTTAGACACTGTACCGACCTCCTTTCTGTAAAGGTACGAGTTGGTCACAATTTGTGACCGATTACTGATATACGGAGGGCTGGTGATTTGAACACCGAGGAATCATTATGCGACTGGCTCACTTCTGATTCCTCCCAGCTCATTTTATGGGAGAACCTTGTCGTTGACCCACAAACATTTTGCCGCCCTCCATATTTGGGGGATACGCGAATGAAACCATGCTTTGAAACATCCGCGATTATCCCTCCAAGCATACCGCATGACGGACAAGTTCATACGGTACGCTTGCAGCGCTAATCCATTTTAATAAAAAGACCTATACAAAGAATCGACCATATAATAAGAAAAATAACGGTAAGAACAAATCCCGTATTGTTAAGTAAGTCGCACGTTGTTTTCGGTTGTGTCCACATCGTTTCCATGTCTTCATATTACCACTTACATTTATTACATACAATATGCCAATTTCTCTTACTAGGCGCTGGCAACATCTTCCATGAATGAGTAGATATTTTATCCGCTATTCCCGTCCATACTATTGATGTAGTGGTATTAAGAGGAACATCTTCAACCATAATCTCTTTCTCGCATTTCTCACATCTCGCTTTTACGTCTATTAGGATTGGCATAGGTTATTCTTTTCTAAACATTACGCTTATTAGTATCCTTCGGGATTATCTCGCGCATTATTTCTCGTACCACGTTCACTGTAACAGCGTTTCCAAGACACTTATATCGCTGGGTGTCACTGACTCCCTCTGTCCATCCGTCTGGTAATCCTTGAAGTCTCTCACACTCGGTTGGGGTAAGACGACGGATGGCATTAACTGTAGGCGGTTCTTTATAACTTGTTGCTGTTATTGCTACGCTGTTTTCATAATCCTTTTTATAATTCATCAATTTTGGGTTCTGAATGTAGCTTCCTCGGTGCTTATCGCCGCACTGGAGGGTGTGTGCAATGTCGTTCCCTTGTGCATTCTGCTTAGAATTGACTGCGTTACTGACTCCGAAAGGAAATACTTCGGGTCGGGGTGTTCCTCTAAGATGTCCGACAATGAACACGCGCTCCCTGTTCTGGGGGACTCCGTGATTCTTGCTGTTAAGCACTTGCCATTGGAGGTCGTACCCCAGTTCATCAAGCGTGGAGATGAT